ATTCCTTTGCAAATCCACTGCTATTGAACATGCGAGTGGTGGAGGTGAACCAGTGATATCACTTAATGGTGATGTTCAACTTGTAACACCACATCACAAGAGCTTGTTTCGATACTTGCCAAATGGCACAGCCCGAATTTATGGAAGTTTTCCAGGATTTAGGCCCAAACATAAGAGTCGTGTTATTCGAACACCAATTTGCAAAAAAGTTCTTGAACATTTCAAGACTGTTGTCAAGCATGGCAAACCAGCCATGGACGGTTGGGAACCCTGGAGGAAAAATGTAATCGAAATGGTTCAACCTACAGTTAATTATGACAGAGATGTTTTACGCAGAGCGCGTGACATGTTTTCCTCCGAGATATTGGATTCTCTACCTAAAGAATGGGAAGGAGAATTAGTTTTTCTTTCTCGCAAAGCAACAGTTAACGGATTACCTGGTGTTAAATTCATTGATCGTATCAATTGTAATTCATCCATGGGTCATCCGTGGAATACAACTAAAAAGAAATATTTGATACCCGATCCTTGTGAATTGTATCCTGAAGGTGTGGATTTCGTTCCTGAAATATGGGATGAAGCCAACAAAATTGAGGAGTTGTATGCGAGTGGTCAGCGTGCTATGCCAGTATTTACTGGTCATCTGAAAGATGAACCAACACCCTTAGCAAAATGTGAGGCCAAGAAGACGCGAGTCTTCACAGGTTCGAGTGTTCCATTCAGTTTAGTAGTGAGGAAACACTTACTCAGCTTTGTTCGACTGCTTCAAAAGAATAAATTTGTTTTTGAAGCAGGACCTGGTGTTGTAGTTCAATCCATGGAGTGGACAAACATCCATGCTTATTTGACACAATTTGGTTCTGAACGCATGGTTGCAGGAGATTATGCCAAGTTTGACAAACGTATGATTGGAGACTTCATTCTTATGGCTTTCGACATTATCATAGAACTCCATGCCAAAGCAGGTTTTGATGAATCTGAATTAAAGATACTACGCGGCATTGCTTGCGATACAGCTTTCCCAGTGGTCAATATGAACGGTGATCTAGTAGAATTTTATGGTACTAATCCTTCAGGTCACCCTCTTACTGTTGTTATAAATTCGTTAGTTAATAGTTTGTATATGCGTTATGCTTTTATTAGGCTGAGTGATCAGAACTGTAATAGTTCATTATCATTTCAAAAGCATGTGAAACTTTTCACCTATGGAGATGACAACATTATGGGTGTATCCGGAGATGTGCCGTGGTTTAATCACACCACTATTCAAGAAACTCTTTCTGAGATTGGTGTGGAATACACTATGGCAGACAAGGGTGCTGAATCCATACCTTACATAAACATCAACCAATGTTCTTTTCTTAAGCGGACGTGGAGATTTGATGATGAAGTGGGGGCATATTTAGCACCCCTAGAGGAAGAATCTATACACAAGAGTTTAACCACTTGGATTCCTTCCGGGACCATCGATAAATATAAACAGACTGTTGACGTTTTATCATCAGCAAATTCTGAATATTTTTTCTATGGTCAAACTACTTTTGAGAGACATCATAAATTCTTTCAAGAGTTATTATTGTGTGAACCCTACTGTTACTATGTGACAGAAACGACACTCCCCGGTTGGGACGAACTGAAAGATCGGTTCTGGGAGGCGTCGGGGAAATTGGTCCCAGCCACACAATGTGGTCTTGGCAGGTCTCATTGTGTTAACAAATCGTCATGCAACAATCAAGATTCGGCTCAGAAAGTACGTGAGCAAGAGTTGATTCCAGTCACTCAAAGTACTGGAAATATTTCATCATGTGGTCCAGATGAAATTATTAGTCCACAATCGTTCAACATTCAAGCTGAGGAGCTGGTCGCTCCTGAAGCTGTAGAATCCACCACTGGTGTCTTGGAAACGGAAGAAATCAGTGAAACTGTTACTTTCGTTGATAACGCTGGTGGTGTGTATGTGAATTTACCATCTTCTGGAAACAGTGTAGCACTTGTCGACAATACGGATGATTTAAGTTTGGGTTCATTCCTTGCTCGTCCCACACTTATCGACACTTTCACGTGGTCTACAGGAGATTTGCCAGGTGTGAAGAAAACCATTAAACCATGGTATAATTTCTTGAATAGCACACCTATCAAAAAGAAAATTGAAAATTACGCATTTTTGCGTGGAAACCTTCATATTAAGGTTCTCATCAATGGTACACCATTTCAATATGGTGCTATGCGTGCATGCTATTCCCCGCTGTTGGGGTGGGTCGGAGATAAGATCAGGACAAATACTGTTACTGATGTTGCTTTAGGAGTTCCTTACTCCCAACAACCAGGCTTCTTCCTATACCC